GTGGAAAAGGCCCCACGAAAAAACGGACTTTCGGTCCATGTTGGGCCTTGCCCGGCTTGGCCTTGGTTCCCTTGCTTCGATTGCACTTGACACAAGCTGCGGTCAGATTGGCCTCATCATCAGTACCACCATGCTTGACCGGGATGATGTGATCGACCTCGGTTGCATCCTGCCCACAGTAGCTACATACCCACCCATCTCGACTAAGTATCTCTAGCCTGATGCGCTTCCATGTTGCGTTATTAGTACGTTGACCCATGATGCTCCTCATTACTGCAAGTCATACACTCACTCAATAGTCTCACGCTTGTCTCTATTGCCGTCTCTCTTAGCTCGTTGAGCTCTACTGCTACATCCCTGAGCTGTATGGCTAAAGCCTCCCACCCTGAGATGGCGATGTCTTGTTTGGCTACTACTTCGGCCATACGTCTAATCAGTTCGATACCGTTTTCGGTAGTAGTTACGAGCTCATCGATTAAGCCGTCTCTAAGTGCTATCTCTATCTCTTTAATTGTTTCGTCCATTGTGTTACTCCTGACCTGATTGGCTTGTGGGCAGGGAATGGCCTAGATAGGTCCACTCCTGACCGTCATGGATGCGGTTTTGGTTATGGGGCATTTCTGCCAGTAACGCCATGCGTCTCAGTCTTTTGGTGGTTAGCCGTTGGGTTACTCGTTTCAACGGTAAGGCTAGGACTCGTCCCTGTGTGTGCTTTAGGGCTGTCTCATGGTCTGATCTCCATGACGAGGTAACGCCCTCGGACGGCGGTTTAGCCGGTTGATTAGTCGGCCCTGAGTTATACTGCTCAGTGAGTAGATGATTACTTGGGACTGTAACACAGTCTCGACGGCACGTCGTAGAGTGGGGAAGCCTATGGCGTGTCGTTATCATTTTGTCCCCAAATCTAAACGCCAATGACTAGAGCGATGTCCGCCCTGAGCTGCGACCGGTTCAATGTAGGCGAGGTTATTGAATGGGATGTCTTTTAAGTGGATGAATCGCCAACCCAAGCCCTCATACATCATGACCATAATGACCCAATCTTTTCGACGCTCTAACACGCCCTCGTAATACTGGACGTTAAGGATTGGATATTCCGCCGTTATGCACTTGACGTCATACCTCACGCCACGATGCTCGAAGTCTGCCGCGCCTACTTCATCGTCTGTAATTGCGTAAGGATCTAGGCCCATAACTAAACGAGCTGCGACCTCGGCGGCTGCTCCTCTTGTGTGTTGGATCCGGGCTTTAGTCTTGTTAGTCATTCCCTCGATGCCGGTGCGCTGATTGTTGTTGTATCTGCGGTCTGCCTCGTGCCTGATTACAAGCTCATACTCGGTGACGTCAATTATTGATTTCGGAGCGAGCTGCATCAATGTCCTCTTTCCATGTGCCATAAGCTGCGTCGTTAAGCATTGCGATCAGTTCGGCCCGTACTTTTAAGACGGTGCTATTTTGAGCCAGTGAAACCCTCATCCAAGCGTCGAGACTCATGAGGGCTTGGGTATACCCTGCGTCAAAGGCTCGCTCGCTATTCATCATGACCGCCCTTTGGAATGTCTAAAGCCCAAGGATCGGCCATAGGCATCGTTTTTAGGTGATCGATTAGTTGCTTGGCTTGATCTATGTTGAGAGTTCCCTTAATGCCTTTAGAGGCTTTCCATTCCTCGATGAGGTGGATCTGGCCTTGGGCAAGCTTAAGGATGAAGTCGCTTTGTTTTTTGGTCATTTGTGGGATCGGAAACGGTTGCCCGTTCATTGGCTTGGCCTTGACCGGTTCATAGTCCGGGCTCATGTCACCTTGGCGAGCTTGTGCCGCGCTGACCTCTTGCTTGCTGGCCATTGACTTGCCTAAGCCTAGCCCTGCGGACCCGATGGCCCTGCCAATCGCTGAGGTCTCCAAGTTGGCGAGCTCACTGCCTCGGGTGAAATTGGTTTTACCTTGCGCTAACTCCGAGCACGTTCCAGTAAAGGGCCGAGGATCCTCCGGGTTACGGTAAGCCCTAGCGATGCCCCAGATATAATCCGGATTACCCTCCATGACGCCCATGTATTCAAACTGGATCGAGCCCTCTGGAAACTTGTCATAAAACAATTCGATCCGGGTCTTGACGTCTACATAATCGGCTAAGTCGTAGCTCATACTTTCCACCCGTCGCGGGCCATTTGGTCCTCGATGGTTTCGCCATTAAGCCATTGATCGGCTCGGTTGCGTTGGTGTGCGATCTCAATCTTGACGCCTAGCATTATGCCGCCGACCATAGAGAGGATCATTAGTAACAATGTGAATCCGTTGAAATACATTTGGGGGTCCTGTCCCTTAGTAGTTATTTGATCTTTTTTTTGCCTTGAATCTCGGAGGCTTTGTAACGCTTTACCGTTCCGATCTTGACGGGCTGGACGGCTCCGGACTTTTCAAGTCTCCAAAGTGTCTGACGATGGATTTTTAGGTATGCGAGTACCTCTTTGCTCGATAGTAAGTTGTCGTCCATGTCGCTCATGTTACTCCTTGTTACTGACAATTTTGGAAAGGGTCTCGGCGTGTCGTTATTCGTCGTCGTCTGACTCACGGATGGGTAAAGTGAGCAAATAAAGGAAAACTCCGACCATTATCATCAATCCGGTTATCTTTTTAACGCTGCCCTCTAACGTAAAATAAGCGATACCGAGTCCGATCAGTGTGTAGATGTCTCCGGTGATGATAGAGACGTATTTTTTAAGCCATTTCATTATTTTATTTTCCTTACTTGGGCGAGTTGAGTGACGATGAGCGCGGAAACTGCAACGGTCTGAGCTTCGTCTCTTTGTTCATCTGTCATGTCGGCCCCGATGTTCATGATTGCCTCCGCCGCCGCGACTAGCTGCGCGGCTCCTGGTATTGCCTCTAATGTCGGCGAGAGTTCGATAGTGACTTCCTGCGAGTTTGTGGGTGTCGGTGTTGGCTCTACTTCCGCCGGTGCGCTGATAATTGGAGTGGGACTTGGTTCGATTGTCGGAGTAGGTGTAGGCGTTGGCGTTGGTTCGGAAGTTGGCTCGGGTGTTGGTGTTGGTGTTTGCGTTGGGGGTATCTCTTGCGTTACTGGCGGCGGTGGTAATTGTGTCGGCGTTGCAAGAGCTTCGGGAGTTGGTTCGGTTTGTATTGGCTCTACTGGCGTCGAAATAGGTTCAGGATCTAACGAGGGCAATGGGGTCGGTTCAACCATTGAGGGTATTGGAGTAGGCTCCGGCTCAATCGTTGGCTCAGGGGTCGGAGTAGGCGTTGGGATGATGCCGTTAAAGTAACGCCGAGGATCTTGCGGGTCTAAAGTGTCCGAGACGTAAATGGTCCAACCTGATCCAGCATGACCACCCTCGCAAAATAATCGAGCGATGTCGCCCTTGCCCTCAAAGTAAGGATTACGAGGATCCCATCCGGTTGGAATAGTCCTAACCTCTCCGGCTTCATTGGCGCAAGTGATCGAGGCTTGGACCGTTCCAAGCTCGACACTATAAACGGGGCTCGGACTTACAAGCATCAAAAATCCAACGATGAAAGCCGTTAGGGCTAGACGTGCGGATCGGTTCATGGCTGCCAGAGTTTGAATTGTCGAGTTGTTACGGTTTTACAAGTACCCCCGATGATCCTTATTTGTGCTTCGGTTGGGTAGGTTGCCTTTATCTGCCACAAGTGGGACGCGTAAAAGACGTTAGGGCCCCGCTTAGTCCATACCCAAGTATTTGTCCCAGTTGTATCGCGTGAGCCGTCGGGCTTTATGCGTGACAATCGGATCTTAATGTATTTGGGCTTGGTCTTGCCGGTGCAATCGATTCGGACTTGTACCGAGTATAGAGCTCGTCCGGTCCGCGCTGGCATTGCCGAACCCTCGTCAAAAGTTAAGGTCGTCCATTTACTGCCAACGGCTTGGGGACGTTCGGTTTTCCATTGTGGCGACTCGGTACTAGCCCGCGCCGTACTTGCTGCAACCAATGAAGCTGCTACAAGTACGGCCACGATTAGCCGTCTCATGCTTCGGAGTTAACGTCCTCGGCTGATTCGATTGAGTTTTTGCCCGGATTTAGCCAACCCATCAAGCCCGCAACGATTGAGCCCATAACGGCGCGATAATCTAGAGCGAACTCGGTGGCTTGCCATGCTGCCATAAAGGCAATTAGAGCGTAAGCGACTGTCTTAGGTAACTTCATAGGGGCCTATTCCTTTGGTTTTGATTCCTTTTCGGTTGGCCCTGATTCGGTCTTAGGTGTTACAAGTGGTCCCGGATCGACTGCGTCGACGTTGTATTTGTAAGGTGATTTACGAGCTTCGAGATGTAAATGAGGCCCGAAAGAGTTTCCGGTCGCTCCTGCGAGTCCAATAATTTCGCCCTCTTTTACGACCTTATCCTTGAGGTTTTTAGGGTGCAATCGTGAAAGGTGTGCGTAGATTACTCGGTGATCGCCATGCTGGACGATGACGTGGATGCCGTAGCTGGCACCCCAACCGGCTCCGCGACCCTGATAAACGATTTTACCGTCTGCGATTGCATAGATTTCGTCTCCGGTTTTAGCGCGGTAATCAATGCCGCCGTGACGACCTGATTTCCATGCCTTGCCTTTTTTATCCCAAGGGCAAGTGACGACTCCGGACTTTGTTGGTAATGCCATTACAGGGCCTCGATTTCCTCTTGTGTAAGTCCCAGAGCTGCAAGTTTGGCTAATGCTGTCTCTCGGGCTGTGGCTTTGTTTGTCGATGCAAGATTTTCGGAAGTTAAATAATCGTTATGAGCATCGACTTCCTCTTGTGTAAAATCTCGCTCTACGACGTCGTTGGTTTCATTGTCAACAATTAACACGCTTAAAGTTTCAGACATTATGAGTTCCTATATCCATAGATTTTTACGGTTCCGCTACAACTTGCTGGAAACAAAAACTTTATGCCGTTATAACTTGTCGTATCCGGTGTGATTCCTTGCACTAAATAGCCATAACCCGAGCCGCCCGCCGTAACGCGACTTGCACCAGTTCCCGCAATAAATGTGTTTTTAGTTAAAAATGGATTGGCAAGATCAAAACCGGTATATCCAAAACCTACCGCGCTTGTAAACATGACAGACATTCGATCCGAGGTTGCCGAGGCTTCGTATCCACCGGCTGAGGTATTGTAATCAAATCGGCGCATATAACTATAAGTCGATGTCGTTGTCGGCGACGATCCCGAAACCATTTGGACACCGGTCCAAGCATTTGTACTAGGTGCGTCTATCGCCAATTCAACGCGATAATTGTCATATGTCGCGGAAAAAATGCTCTGTATTTGAACCGACGATTGACTTGTTATAGTGGTCGCATTGATTAAGACTAAGCCACTACCTGAACCAGCAAAAACGCTGGCGTCGATCGCGTCGCCTAAAGCTTCAATCGCGACGGCTCCATCAGCGACGTAATCGGTGCTAGTAGGAACCGGCCAACCAAAGTTGGGGGTAGTTGTTGCCATTTATAGATCACTCCATCTCGTACTAGGATTATACGCCGCCCAAGTTAGATCCGGCGGTATTTGCTGCCAGATGACCGAACTGTATGTCTCGGATTGCGCCGAGCAAATTAGGTCGATATAGGCTTCGTATCTTGTTAGTCTCCAGTTATATCCCTCTAGATACCCCTTAAAAGACGTCCCAAAAACTGCGGGCAATTCGTCGGTGACGATTGCGGTGCCATTTTCGGCAATTAGTAAAGCGTCCCGAGTAGCGTCGGAGACGTTTGGACTATGCAGGGCGACGGTAAAAGACTCAGGATAGACGCGTGGGTATGCCCGGGACTCTAGGAAATCGTCCGCTTGAGCTTGTGCGTCGACGCCGTTTTCGAGCAGTGTGCTACGGGTTCCAGCTAGTTGGCCATACGCTTGGATAGAGGTTTCATCCCTTGCATATTTTTCCTGATCGTTTTTATAGGTGATAGTTACATCGTTAACGATCTCGGACCATTGTGCGGCGGTTTGTAGCCCATCGGTTAAAAGGTCGTCAGAGGTCAACACGATTGTCGGAGAGGACACGCGGGAGGCGTAGTCGTGATAGTGCAGGATGCCATCTCCGGAGCCGTGAAATACGCCACGACCCGATTGAGCTGCATCTTGGGCCAGTGTGAGAGCGTTGGCAAATCCATCCGAGTAAGCGGTGAGCTCGTAGACTCCCGGACGATCGATTGAAGTGGCAAGGTTGTCGACGATGACTTGGGCGACTCCGTCAAACTGACCCCACTGCGTTGAGTTAGGTAGCGCGTTCCAAGTAAGGGTCGGCGAGAGATCATCCCATTGGGTTAAAAATGCTTCCGTTAGGATCGAGTAGATCCGGTCCCCGTCAAATTGTTTTGGGAATCCAGCTCCACCGGATAGGGCCTTGTTAAGTTGAGCCAACGGCCCGACGGCGGTAATTGAATACTCGGCAATAGATCCGATGTCTCCGTATTGAGCTAAAGAGATGTCGATGTCGGAGATTATGCCCGTGAATACTCTGGCGGTTCCAGTGGTTCCCTTGTCGACGTCTACCGTTACCGATTGAGATAAGCCAACGTCTAAAGGTGTATCGGACGGGGTCCATAACACGATGCGCGCATAGTCGGCCTGTACGGGTTCAATGACATCGGATCGCCCCATGTTTATAGAGATGTCCGCGATTGTTTGGTCGGAGTAAGTTATAGACCCGCCAAAAGTGACGACCGGGTTAGGTGCGTATGCGGTCATAATACGGCCCCGCTAAAGTTCACGGCACCGGTTCGACGGCTAGAGGACTGAAATAACTTTTCAAGCTGGCGACGTGTACCCTCGGGATCCACTGCCCCATTGATCGTAATGTTGACCCCGCCCATTGAGCCATTGCGTAAAATTGTGCCATTTTGTTGCGCGGTGAAAACTTCCGGACCTTGCTCTCCAACCAAATAGGTCTCTCCGGCAAATACTGGACCGCCTAGAGCGCGCTTTTTTTTCGGCTTTTTTTTCGCTTTTTTAGCCGGTCCCTCCGTGATTGTTGCGGTTGCCGTAATTGCTGCGGGGATCACAAGTTGACCATCTACGAAAGCAAGTCCGACGGCTGCGGCGGCTGCGATAATTCCGTCGACCATTGCCTGACCCTGGGCAACTCCAGCGTCAAACCACTTGGAGGAGGTTGCTTCGGCTAAGCTCGCCGCGCTACCCTCAACGGCTTCGACCAAGCTATTGATTTCCGTAATAGTTCCCGCGCCACCGGCAAGGATCTCGTCGGCGATTTGGGATCCAACGTCGGCTCCAGCTTGGAGGATGTTGTCGATCGATGTGCGGTTAAGTCCCGCTCCCAATAGCTGCGTGATCTTGCCGCCAAAGTTTTGAGCTGCGTCGGCTTGCTTGCGTAACGAATCGATAAACGATCCCTCGCCCTTGTCGGCGAAAGCATCTTGGAAGTCGACGAGGTTAGTGATGGAATCCTTGACGGACTGCGCGTAGTTTTCCTGCGCGGTCTTTGTTGCATTGAGCTCGCCTTGGACTCTTTGGAGCTCGGTGGTAAAGGTCCGGAGTCGCTTTTCCTGCTCCTCTTTCGCTTTGGCGGCTGCTTCGGCGGCTCTTGCTTCGGCTTCGGCTGCCTTGGTGGCCTTTTTGGATGCACCTGCTCCGGTATCGGTTGCAACGGTTAAATCGTTAGTCGCCTTAGTCTGACCCCTGCGGGCGTCGACGTGTCGTTTGGCGGACTTTACATCCGCTTCGGTTTCGCTACGGGTATCCGTCAAAGCTTGGGCAAGAGCTTCGGACTCCTCCCGGACTGCCTTGGCGTTGTTGTAAAGCTTATAGAGGACCGTTACGAGGGCGGCGGCGGCTACTGCGACGGCTGTAAATGGGTTAGACAATAGAGCAATGGTTAGAGCTTTGACTCCACCGGTTAGTGCGATGGTGACGACGTTTTGAGCTGCGAGGGCGATGGTGTAAAGGATTGCCGCAACTCTTGAGTTTTTGTAAGTAAGCTCGGCCAGTGCTTGAGCTGCCGCCGCGCTTCCGGTAGCTGCGGCAAGAGTTAGATAACCAAGTCGCAAAGCTGCGGCAACTATCGTAAAGGCTTGGACGCTGATCGTCGCTACCTTGAAAGCGATATTCAATCCGATAACGGCGGCAGATAGTACGCCAACGGCTACGCCAAGATTGCGGACTGTCGTAGAGTTTTTACCTGCCCAATCGGCTACGTTTACCAATACGGCTAAGAGATCCTTGTAAGCCGGGAGTAATCCCTCGCCAATAGCGGCCCGAGAGTTTTCAATTTCGGCGGCAAGGATCCTTTGTTGATTTGCTGCCCCGTCGGCTGTACGAGCGAAATCGCCTTGTTGGATGGTTGTCTGCTCTAAGATCAGGGCGTTACGAGCTAAGACTTTATCTTGGTCGGTTAGCTCTTTAGTAGTTGCCGCTAAGCCCATCTCCATCGCCTTGGCCTCTACGGCATTGGCACTCAGTAAAACGCCAAACTTACGCAACGGCTCCGACTCGCCTCTAAGCCCTGCGGCTAGAGCTGTAATTGCTTCATCGACGGAGGTGTTATTGAAAGAGGCAAGGTCGGCGGCTAGACCGGTTAGGTCGGTGCTGAATGTTGCCAATTCCGCGCCAGTAAGTCCGGCAGATTGTCCCAAGATTGCAAAATTGCCGGCGGCTTCAAGAGCTGCGGTTTTTGATAGTCCTAGAGCTTGGTCGGCGGTTGCTGCCCATGCTTGGATTGCTTGTGCGCTACTGCCAAAAATTACATTAGATTTTGAGATTGACTCGTTAAGGTCGGAGGCTGACTGGACTACTTTGAACCCGGCGGCGGCTACTCCAGCAAACACGAGAGTCGCCTTACGGCTTAATTGCTCTAACTGCCCGCCAAACTTTTGGAGTTTGGTTTGAGCTTCACTTAGTCCTCTACCTAATCCACTGGTGTCGGCTTGGAGGAGGATTGTTAACGGACGGCCTATGCCTTTAGCTGCCATTAGTAATCACGTCCCCTATTCCAATCATTCATGAGCTTATTGGCTGCCTTGGTCCATGAAGCTATTGCCGGCTCGTAATAAGCTGCGTCGGCAGTGTCAGTCCATCCCGGTCGAATACCCTCGGCCCAAAATTGAGTCTTGCCGGACCTTGCAGTGTATTGGCCCTTAATAGTTCCAAAACGGATCATATTGGGAGTCGCTCCACCCGAATAAACGCCGCGTCCAGTATTTGCCCTTGGGTTTGTGGGATTACCTCTAACGCTGTATTTGGTTGAGTTGCCAACTTTTACAGATGGGACGCGATCTTGTTTTGTCCTAATTGTTGCGTTCAATTTTTGAGCGTATCCGGGAGCGTGTGAGCTGATTGCGAACTTGATCGCCGGCACCATGATCGAGTCGGCAATGTATTCGGCCTCACGTCTCATGTCGCGATTGACGACTTTTTCAAAACTTCCCAAAGCGTCTAGGATGTCGCGTAGCTCGCCTTGGTCGACAAACTCGCCGCCGGTGTAATCTGCCACGTCATCCTCTCTTATACATCTCGTTACGAACCTCTAAAATGGTCCCTAGCATTTCCCAATCTAGATCCGAGAGCTCGACCCGGATCGTACCGTCAACGGCTAGAGCGGCTATTGTTCGTCCGATGCTGCCGCTTGGGTGGGGTTTGGCTCGTCGATCCCTACAAGCTCGATCGATTCCAACTCATTAACCCAAGCCTCAAACTTGTCAGTCGTTTGGCCGGTGCGGTTTAACACGCTCCACGCCATCGCCATCAAGTCCTCGAACCCTAGATTGACTTTGATCTGGTCCTCGCCATCTACCCGACGGACCTCATACAAGTCGGTCATTTTGGATTTTGTAATCCGTTCCCACTTCATGAGATCCGCCGGTAGCGTGACGATGTTTAGTTCGCCATTTTTTTGGTGATTTAGTTTTATGTTGATTTTCATTTTGGTCCTGATCCTTTTCGATTATGCTCGGGAAACTATGCCGTCTACGACAACGAATGAGATCGATGTTGTAAGAGCGTCGGTAGCTGCTCCGCCTGATGTTGGGAATACTGGGAAAACGTCACCGGTGAAAACGGATCCGTTAGCGTCAAAGCTGAAAGCGATGCCAGTGTCACCGGCTGCGCCGGCTGCGTCAAATAGAGCTTCGCAAACTGAGGCCGGTGAAGTTGAGCCCCAATCCTGGTATAACTCTACATCTAGGGTCGCGGTGTAGTCGATTGTCTTGTATGCGCGACCTGCAAGAGTTTCCAATACTTGCTGGTTTGGTGTAACTGTAAGAGTTACGGATGCGGCTACGTCATTATATACGTCGCCATCAATGGTCAAGGATAGGTCCCGACCTGTTACATATTCGAGTGCCATTTTGGCTCCTTATATAGTGACATCGATTGTGATGTCGGTTGTTAACAAGTCAGTCGGTCCGACTTGCGAGATTTTGGGTTGAGTGAAATCGCCGATCCCAATGCCGGTTGGAAGTTCGCCTAATACGATTTCGATCATGGTCTCAAGATTAACTAATGCGGCCTGATTGTCATTAGCTGCCACGCATAGGGTGACGTCAAAGTTTCCGCCTAATCTTGGCGAGCTGCCGATCGATTTGATTTCAATGTATGGCGAGCCCGGCACTAGCACGATGCAAGGGGTCGTCATGTTTTCGGCAGGGTACGCGTAAACGATGTATCCGGTTGCCTCTAGTGCAGTCTTTAGGGCAGTCCGGGCGGTTGTAATGTCTCCCATTATCCGACCATGCTACTCGGGTCACGATAGCCCGAGATAAGTCCAGCAACGCGGGAGACGAGACTTCGTCCCATGCGGTAAGGAATACCCGGGGCGAATGTTGCATCGTTAGCGATGCCCTGCGCGCTCTGGCGAGCGTTCCACAGGTCGACCGCAATCATCAACGCCGCCTCACGGATTTGTGGGATGTCATCGTAATAAGTCTCTTGACCCTCAAGTATGCAATTACCGTCCGGCTTGTTCACTCTGTACGTCACGTTGGCGTGAGTAATAGTCGCTTGAAATTGATCGGTGAAAACTCTGGTAATTGTGTGAGTTCCGTCAAAAGGTGCGCCGACTCGATCGATGGTTACTTGTTGTCCGACGCTGTACTCGTGAGCTGTACGCGTCCAAAAGCGAGCCAGATTGCTACGGATCTCTACGGCAACGATTGAGGCGTTATGAAAGTTTAGGAAAGATTTTAAGACTAGCTCGGCGGAGTCCATCACGCCCTCTAGAGTCTCGTCCGGGTAAATGTCGCCCACGCCGAGGACTGCTTTGAAATCCTCTAGATCAATGAGTGACATTATTTTACCTTTCGAGTTGGGGGGTGATGGGGGCCGATCAGGACCAAACGGCCCCCATCACGGGGGGTGACTAGCTGACGGTGATTGCTCGCATAGCTGTCGGGTACTTGTTAGCAAGTGCAACGAAGCCATATACCGCAATTTCGACGGTCATGGTGTCAATTACGTTGACGCGTACCTGAGCGGTACCGCTTTCGTAAAATGCTGCGTAATCGCTTGGGTAAGCAAGGATATTGGTCGCGCCAATGTTGTAATCCTTGACAAGGTCTAGACCCATTACGGTACCGGCTGATCGTGAAATCGCGCCGGCTGCGTTTGTTGTTGGGCCTGTTGCGGTGAATAGTGGACGGCCTACATCGTCGACATCCTTAAGGATGTTTGCGTATTGTGTTGAGCCAACTAATAGACGGTTTGGATCCTTACGCATTACAACGGCAGAGTCGCTAATTGCGTCCGCGATTGCTGCAACGTAACCGGTTCCGCCTGATGCGCCACAACCTACGATGCCCTCGGTGAAAGCATATAGATCGGTTTGCTGAGCGTACTGAGCTGCAAGATTACGGAGGACTTCGTCCAAGTAGCTTGGGTCAGACCTTTCCAAAAGCTCTATACTAACTCTGTTTTGGCCAGCGAACTTGACTACATCAACCACGAGATCCGAGACCTCAAGAGCTGTATCGGATGGGGTTCCTAATTCAGGAGTCTCCGCGACCGTAGGGGCTACATCGCGAACCGGAATACGGAAGCTCATACCGGCGGCCGGAAGTGGACGACGATCGATTGAGTCAACGAATGGACGGGAGGAATCAATCACGCCGATAACTTCACGCATGAATGGGACCGGGATAAGTCCGGAGTTGTTTGTTGTTGTTGCTTCACCTGCGGCAGTTACGAAATCAATCGCTTCGCGGTTTCCGCGCTGTGCTGCAAGCATTTTGTGAGCGTACTGTCCGGCGGTTAGTGCTGGAAGTTCGCGGGGTTGAGTAAAGATTGGGCTACCATAGGTCGAGGCTTCGATCTTTGACGCCTCAACTTCGGCAACTTCCTCGATAACCTCGATTGGCTGTTCAGTCATTTCAGTCTCCTCGACTGTTTGGGTTTCATCGTCGGCGGACGCCGCGACTTGGGTTACTCTTGCGTCCGCAAATGCTGGACTTGTTACAAGAGAGACTTCGATGAGCTCGGCAGATGAGACGATGATGTTTCCGTCTTTTACCGTGTGCTCGATTATGTTCGCCCCAACGCTAATGCCATCGCGTAGGCCGTCGGCGGCTTCCACTAATACATCAGATCCGGCGGTAGTAGCTGAGATTTTCATTTCGCCCATGATTCCGGACGGGTTGGCGGAGTGGCTCACTAGCTTGCCAACTGGACGGCGGCCATCATGCTCAAGCAAGACTTTGACGTTGTCGCCAATGTGCAGGGAACCGGCTTCAAAGATAACCGGACCCAAACTGGTCGAACCGGATACGCCAAACGGTACAATCTGGCCAAAAATGGTCCGAGTCTTAGCGTCGGCGGCTGTAATTGAGGTACTAAACTCTAGTCTCATGCTATCGGGGTCACTTCCGTTTGGGACGGCGGCGTGATGCCGTTGTCGTTTGCTGGCTCTGATCCGGCTGGCGAGATGTCAATAAACTCTCGGGCCTCGTCGCGTGTGATTATGCCGGAATCGTAGAGCTTAATGGACATCTCTACACGCTCGGCGGCGTTGCCTCTTAGGAAATCGTCAAGATCAAATCGGACGATCTGATTGCGCGGAGTTACATCGTCCATCGAGAGACGATCCTCGATGATAGTTAGGTAATTACGCAGACCGAAGTCTACTAATGCGCGACGTTCCGAATTGACGTTTGAATATGTTGCGGAAGCGTTTTCGGCGTTGAGATACCATGCAGGGATGCCCATTAGTCGAGCGATCTCGCTAGAGAGATGCTGACGAGCTTCGACGAGCTGCATTTGTGCCGAGTCCATGCCTACGACTTCAAGCTTGATCGGTCCCTCGATGTAAGCGGTTGAGCGTTCGCGACGAGCTCGGCGGAATGTGTCCATAACTGCCGATACCTGGTCCGACGGTAAGTTCATACCCTCATTTAGTAGGACCATTTGCGGAACCGGCTCGGATGCCATGTTATAGGCGGCTTGTTCGAGAGCGATTGCGCTGGAAATAGTCATCCCGCCCCGAGCTAACACGCCCTCATCGATCGCATTGAAAACTATTAAGGAGCTTAAGCCCGAGGACGGGACATTTTTAGAGTCGACCTGATACCCAGTGATTAAGGTGCCGGATGAGTCGATCGTGGCTTGTACGCGGCGAGGATCAATGCGTCGAGCTCTAAACGGACGGCCATCCTCGGGAGATACGTCTAGGACTTGAAGATAGCCTCGTCCATAAAAGATCAAGTCGTCCACGAGCCATGTGATCGTATTTACTCTCGGGAGAGCTGGATCAGGCTGGACGATTAAGGTCCGGTTGTTAATCCTTACGCCGGTGAGCTTGTTGTAAGACTCCATCGGGATCGTACCGATTGAACCGGCCAAGATGTTGCGGGATCGAGCAATAGCCGGGACGGTCATAGCTTGCTCACGGGTTACATAACGCAGATTAGGCAGTTGGCCCGGGAAACTAAATAAGTTTTCCAATTCACGGGTGAAACCTGACGACGAGGTCACTTGTAGCTCACGCGCCGCAGGTTCCGGGTTGATTAAACGTGTTGCGTTAAAAAATCCCACAAGGTTATCTCAACAAGTAAATCTCTAAAGAGCAAATAATGAGACGATGTGTTGCGAGTCGTTACATAATGCTGCGACCCCGCCAAGCCAAGACTCGACGGGGTCACGAAGTTTTAAGTTTAGCCTACATGGGTGACGATTTGCGTCCGGGGGACTTCGGCGTGTCCGACTGCTAATACTAAAGCTACGGCGGCAGAGATCGGACTCTGACTAGCTCGGCGAGCAATACGCCAACCACCATCCGAGGCAGGTCTACGAGCGCAAGCGATTAAATGGTCGCGGAGCTCTGATTGTCCCGGATGCTTTAGTCTCTCGCCATTCATTGCGGAGGCGGTGACATCGCATAGGGTCGCGAAGTAAGCTGATCCCCAACCGTTTTCCTGCATACGGATCCCGGCCTTTTGTAGATGGGGCGCAACAAATCCCGCCGTCGCTGGATCGTAGGCAATCTGGCGAGCTTTGTATTGTCTGGCTAAAACTGCAATTTCGGAGGCAAGTTCCCGCTCGCCGATGGCGTTATCTTTGATCCAACGATGTAGGAAAATACGCAAGCCGTCGGGATGCTCCTGAGCTGATACCAAATAAGCTTCGGTCCGGTTAAATGTAAGGTCTAGGCCCATCCAAGTCGGTAGGGTCGGATCCATCGTTAGATTGAGATCAAGTCCATTATCGAAAGCCTCTACGTTAAACGGTGAATCGAGTGCCGCTCTCCAACGGCATAAAGTCTCCGTCTCAAATACGTCGGCGGAGTTTCGGTTAAACGAATCCTCTAAATCTTGCTCGTTGATTAGATGACCGAGTGATGGATTAGCTTGACGCCAACCCTTGCGGTCAGAGATTTTAAGGTCCGGAGCCGCGCTCCATTCCCAATAACCAAATCGCTCAGAGTTGGCAGACATGGCCGAGTCCCGGAGAGTGTTTAGGACTACCGAGGTATCATCCCCCGCGTTCGAGCTTGTCCAGAGCTGCGAGTTTTTGCGAGCTCTTAGAGTTGGCTCGGCGGCGGCCCAAGTTGCCGGGCTGATCTCTCTGAGCTCATCGATGTAGAGCAAGTCCAGGGTTTTACCTCGGGCGGCTCTTGGCGTTGCCGAGATTATGTCCATCCGTCGGACCGTATGGCAACCCGGCGGGCAAGGGTTAGGGTAATGCTCGCACCAAATCTCAAGACGCTCCTCGCCATGCGATCGGTTTTCCTTTTTAAGACGCTCCCGGAGGAATGAATGAGAGTTGATGACGTCGACCATGTTGCCCATTGTTTCGAGACTTTGTTTACGGTCTTGGGCCATGATGCCGATCCGCTTGGTATTGAATACGAACAAGCTCGAAAGCAAAAGGGCTCGGACTGTAAATGTTTTTCCGTTTTGTCTGGCAATGATTAGGTTGCAAGTCTTACGTCGGAATTGCCCTTTGTCGTTTACTGCCAAGCCCTGATCTAGGACGTACTTTTGCCAATCAAGTAGAGGCTCGTTTGCTAGGTCCATTAGTTGACTTGCTAGGGGTCCGAGGCTTGGCCCGCTTAGGGGCATCGTCTCCACCCGGGGACGCGACGATCCGTAGGTAGGCTTCGGAGAGGGACTTGACATCGGTTACGTCCTTAACGGTTTGGGCAGGTTGATCGGATCTAGATTTGGGAGTCATGTGTAGCGATTCCATTATCGAATGAAGCCGAGAGAGCAATGGGGCTAAGTCTTTGGTCTCTCCGGCATCGAGTAACGAGTCGCATAAACGAGCTACACGCAAGAGAGCGGCGATCGCTCCGTTATCTGCCGGTTTCAAATATTCGCCATTATTAGCAAGGGCGATTCGGCAATTATCCTCAATGGTTGGAAGCCTTTCGGAAGTATCAGGCATTAGGCGGACCAATTCGGACCAAAGGGGAGAGATTGTCTCC